AACGTCGACGTGCGGGCGATGGCATACCAGTCGGCCGCCCACCCGTTCCCGTTGACCGCCTTCTTGAGCTTGTTCCACTGCTTCACGTCCGACACGTGCTCGGTGAAGAAGTCGACGACGTTCTGGGTCATCAGGGGGACCATGGCCTCGGACCGCATGTTGAGCATCAGCCCGGCACGCTTCTGGACCTCGCCCTTCGTCGCCTCTGAGATCTTCATCACGTCCATGGCCAGGTACGAGAGCTTGAGGTGGGTGTCCTCGGGGTCGATGCCGATGGACGACACGCCCCAGAGGACGTCCTTCATGGCCAGCTCGGGGTGCCCGTTCCCGGCGGTGATCATCCCGAACCGGTCCAGGCCAGCGGACAGGTCACTGATCTCCTGCATGTCCAGCTCGCCGCCCTGCGTCAGCTTCTTCCACGCACCCGCAGCGGCGTCGCCGCCGGTGAGCTTGTTCGTGGAGATGGCCGTGTCCCACTTCGAGAACTCGGTGGCGACCATGCCGACCTCGGTCACCTGAGCGTTCATGCCCGGCTCGAGGAGCGACTGCTGGGCGTCCGGGTGCGTCATGTACCTCTCGCCCATGGTGCCCATCAGGTGCTCGAGCTGCGGGTTCTCCGCACCGTCGACAGTGAGGGAGGAGGCCATGGCCTTGTACCGCTCGGAAGGCTGGAACACTTCGCCGGTGTTCTCGGCGGCACGCATCACGCCGGTCCGGCGGGGGTCCATCGTCATGTACAGGGACCGCCGTGCGGCAGCGTCCTCGAGAGGGGTGCCGGACAGTCCGGCCAGGATGGACGAGTCGTGGTACCCGAGGGTCACGGGGAGCTGATCGGTGGCGCCACGGGGTCGGAACCCCGACCGCCGGACCCGGGGAGCGGCGATGGCGCCACCCATGGCGGGGATGCCCAGGATCCCCATCGACGAGACGGCCTTCGTGAAGAAGTCGGTCTCGGAGGTGAAGGCGTCCCACGCCATCTTCCCACCGAGAGCCTCACCGATGCCAGGTACGGCGTAAGCCGCTTCGTGAGCGAAGTCCCCGAGCGTACTGAACACGTCCCCGACACTGATGCCATCCGTGGCACGGCCCTGAAACGCCCCGCCGGTGAGAGCACCGGGCATCATCTGTGAGACGAGGCTGGCCCCGCCCTTGACGACACCCATCTCCTTGATGGGGTCTAGGAAGCCGCCGCCCCCCTCACCCTCAGCCATTGTGGATCCGCTCGAGGACGATCTCCGCCCACTCCTTCATCTCGTCCGACACGTCGGGGTGAGATGTCAGAGCATCGAGGATGGCGACCCGCTGCCGGTCCTGCTGCCCGGCCCTCTGCGGCATCGATGGCGGTGTTGCGAGCGGGGTGGCCAGGGGACGGTTCGGGTGGGTCGTCGGTGAGGCCAGCACGTCGGGCATGCCCGGCGGGCCCTGCGGACCGGGCGGGCCGGGGCGTGCGGGGACTGCACCAGGCTGGGCCTGCTGAGGGGCCATCGGGGGTGCTGCCCCCTGGCCTCCCGGCGGGCCCTGGCCCGGCCCTGGTAGCGCACTTGCGAGTTCGTCACGGGCGGCCTTCTCGCCGTACGTGCCCGAGGACGGCTTGTTGACCTTGCCGCCTGCCGGTACTGCTGTCTTCTCGATCTCTTCCATAGCCATCAGGTGCAACTCTCACATGACTCGGGGTTCTCGGTGTCGCAGGTGGCTGCGATGATGTCGTCGTTGAACGGGTCAGGGTCGGCGTCGAAGTCGTCCTTGAAGAAGTCGTTGATCTTCACTGGCGGTGTGGGCCCGTCGAACGAGCTGACCTTGCCCATCAGGTCCTACTCGATGCGATCGGGGGCAACGCCCCCGGGCCTGCGTTCATCTGCGTGGACTGCTCGGGGCCGCCGGACCCACCGGCCATGCCGAGGGCGGCCATCAGGTCGCCACCACCGGGGGGGGCGGGCGGAAGGGGCCCAGGTGCGCCAGGGCCACCGGGCCCCGGGGGGCCTCCGGCGCCTGGTTCGAGGGGAGGACCACCCATCCCCGTCTCAACCTGCGCATCCTGGGCCTCCATCTGGGGCTGCACGACGTACTTGTCGTACAGGTCGAAGAGGTCGTCGCCCTTCTCACGGGCACGTGCGACCTCAACCAAAGCTGTAGGTGGAACGGTCCCGGTGTCCAAGCCCTCAAGGAGCTTGGCCAGGGCCATGTTGCGGAACTGCTGGAGATCGATGCGGGCACGCTCACGGGCCACGTCGGTCAGGCCGTCGATGTTCTCCTGGATGAACTCGTCGGAGATCAGGTTCGCTTGCCCGTACTGGATGTGCATGACAGCGGAGGTCGACGGCTCCCGGCCGAGGCCGAGCCCGTACTCCACCCGGACGTGCATCTCGGGGTCGAGGAGCTGGGGGTCGTACTGCTCGATGAAGTTCTGGTTGCGGAGCACGCCGATGCTGGCACGCTTCCCCTTGCTGTGAGCCTTGTCCAGAGCGAAGGCGATGCGGATCGTCCGCTCGAGCATGCGCTGCAGGATCTGGTGGTACGTGCGGATGGCGGTGTTCATCATCCCGGCCGAGGCCTCGATGAACTTCGCCGATGCGATCGACTGGTCGACCTCGCCGGGGCGGGCCTTGGGCCAGCGGCCACCGACGTGAATCCCATCCACCAAACCCTCAAGGTCAGCTTGAAGGTTGAAGGAGGAGGTTGCCGGGGGGATCCGGCCAACGGCGCCCTGCGGGCCGAGCTGGATGAACCCGCCGCCACCGTAGGGCATCTCGCCGATCAGGTCCCGGACCCAGATCTCGGAGTACACCGACTGGTCGGCGTAGTCCACGACCAAGCCCATCAGACGGATGTGAGCCTCGAGGAGCCCGACCACCTGGTCGTACTGGCCCCTGAACTCCTTGTCGAGGGTGAGGCGTGCGCCGATCACGACCGGGCACACCGGGTCGTCGGTCTTCCACTCGATCCACTCCAACAGGACGGGCGTGCCGCCCGTCGCCGACTTGAACTGTGAACCTGCAGGTGAGACCGAGCCCTGATACAGCCCCGCCATCGTGTAGCCCTGCTGGTCGTAGTGCTCGAGGATGACCACCTTGGCGTTCTCGTCGAGGATCTTGTCAGTGTCGTAGTCCCGCTCGGCCATGTCCTCGATCAGTATCGCCTGGTGCTGAGGAGGGAGCTGATCGAAGTACACCTCACGTGCGAAGATGCACTTCGCCACATCGTCACCGGGGCGGAACCCTGGCTCCGGGTAGCAGTGCCTCGGGTTGCGCCGCTCGATGCGGACACCACGATCCGGGTCGGGGGTGATCGACCACACGGACAGACCGAAGGCGCCCATGTCCTGGACGGCCTCGGGGATCAGCCAGTCGATGTCGTTCGCCTGGAGATACCCCATGGACACCCGCTCCATCTGGGCGGCGGTCCTCTTCGAGTTCTGGGTCGGCTTCGGCGACTGGATGCGCACGGTCGGCATCAGCGAGGCCGCCTCGGCGGTGTCCTCCAGTGCGACCTGGATCAGGTTCGGGGACCTCGAGTCGACCGTCTCCTCGTCGGGGTCGAAGATCTGGGTGAAGTCCCCTGCGATCACGTCCGCCATGAGCGCCATGCGCTCGTCACGCTCCTGGTACCGTTCCTTCCACGCCAGGTACCGGGAAGCGATCTGCTCGCCGCTCACCGTCGGCCTGCCCTCGGTCGGGGTGTGCTCCACTTCGTTCATGCGATGTCTCTCTTGCCCAGTGCCCGGGTCTCAGCGATGTCCAGGAGCTTCCGCTCGATCTGATTCATTCCACGTCCCTCACGGATCTCGAACGCCCTGTCACGGATCTCCATGTCCTCGGCGTCAGCGGGCATTCTGAAATATGTGGGGACACCATCCCGTAGGGTAGCGCAAACGATCTCACGCTCGTCGGCCTGCGCCAGCTCCCTCTTGAACCGGCGCCGGTTCCTCAGATTGTCAAACATCCTGGTCTCCCCAGATCTCGTCCATATCGACGTTCGTGGCGGCCACCTTCTCGGGCGGCCCGAACTCTTCCACGTTCTCGTGCGCCGTCGGCACACCCACCGTGGTGCGCTTTCCGCCCCACGTGTCCCGCTCCATGTGCCCGGGCCGCTGGTTCCGCAGAGGGATCCGCCGGACCGACCTGTTCCCGAAGTCCACGACCGACCGCTTCCGGCGCAGCCGGGCCGGGACGTGCATGCGCTCGTTGAACAGCGGCAGGTGCGACCGCTCGAGCAGCTCCTTGCAGGCGATCTCCGTGAACCACGACGACATCACCCTGTCGGACAGGGCCACCATCGGGAACCCGAGAAACTCTTCCACCAGCGGAAGCATTACGATACGGTCCGCCGGGGTCGCCCACGGGATCGAGAACATCCCGGCGTTCATCAGCGGGGCCATCGACTCCACACCGAACTGCGGGTCCCACTTGTTGCCGTGGGTCGTGTGCGGCTCGACCGACACCCCCCGCAACGCTAATGTACGTACCAATTCCCGGTCGTACTGCACGATCTGAGACTGGAGACCGTTGTTCTCCACCCGCCACGTCGACGGCCCGTAAATGTCGGTCCACTCCAACATCAGATCCTTGAGCTGGTAGGCCCGCATCCCCTTGTGCGCCACCGAATCGATCACGTACCGCTTCCCCGAGGACAGGTCCACACCCATCATCGTGAACGCCGTGTACCCCGACGCCGCCGGATCGATCCCGCCGATGCGCCGCCACTCCGGGGAGAAGTGCCCGACCGAACGGGTGTCGTCCCGGCACGTCTCCATCGTCTCAGGAGTGAAC